TTTTTGAGGTGGCAGCCGACATGGTACGGATGTGCCCTGCACTGTCCCGGCGTGTAAAGATACTGGCTTCAACAAAGCGACTGATATATCTTCCAACCAACAGCTTCTATCAGGTGCTGTCAGCTGAGGCTTATTCCAAGCATGGCTTCAACATCCACGGTGTGGTGTTTGATGAACTGCATACCCAGCCTAACAGGAAATTGTTTGATGTCATGACAAAGGGTTCTGGTGATGCAAGAATGCAGCCGCTATATTTTCTCATCACCACTGCGGGATCAGATACCCAGAGCATCTGCTATGAAACACATCAGAAGGCGCTGGATATTTTAGAAGGCAGAAAACACGATCCTACTTTCTATCCGGTGATCTATGGTGCCAAGGAAGATGATGATTGGACTGATCCAAAAGTATGGAGGAAAGCGAATCCTTCCCTTGGAATCACGGTTGGAATTGATAAGGTTCGGGCTGCCTGTGAAAGTGCAAAGCAGAATCCGGCCGAAGAAAACAGCTTCAGACAGCTCCGACTTAATCAGTGGGTTAAACAAGCTGTTCGTTGGATGCCAATGGCGAAGTGGGATGCATGTGCATTCCCGGTTGATGCTGACAGCCTAGAAGGACGGGTATGTTATGGCGGGCTTGATCTTTCCTCCACAACGGACATTACAGCTTTCGTGCTGGTATTCCCACCACAGAACGAGGAGGACAAGTATGAGATACTCCCGTTTTTCTGGATGCCAGAGGACAACATTGATCTCCGGGTACGTCGTGACCATGTCCAGTACGACCTTTGGGTAAAACAGGGACACCTTATGACGACAGAAGGAAATGTTGTGCATTACGGCTTTATTGAAAGCTTCATTGAACAACTCGGAATGAAGTATAACATCCGGGAAATTGCCTTTGATCGATGGGGTGCTGTTCAGATGACACAGAACCTCGAGGGCCTTGGATTTACAGTTGTTCCCTTCGGACAAGGCTTTAAAGATATGTCTCCACCTACAAAGGAACTAATGAAGCTGACACTTGAGCAGAAAATCGCCCACGGCGGTCATCCTGTACTCCGTTGGATGATGGATAACATCTACATCAAGACCGATCCAGCTGGAAACATAAAGCCAGATAAGGAGAAGAGTACAGAAAGAATAGATGGCGCAGTAGCAACCATTATGGCGCTCGACCGCGCCATCCGTTGTGGCTCTGCCAGCAGCGAGTCGGTGTACAATGAGAGGGGTCTGCTTATTTTATAAAAACCTTAATGTTTTTAATAAAAACCGCTTGACATTTAATAATATGCAGGTTTATAATAAAAACCAGAATAAGTGAAAGGTGGTTTTTATATGTCAAGAGTGGTTCAGGTGTCGTTCACAGATAAGGAATTTGCCGATCTCGAGCGTTTAGCCCAAGAAGAAGGAGTGACCGTTCCGTTTTACATCAAAAGCAAGGTGCTGGAGGATACCGAATTCCAACAGTGGTTCCAAGAGTTGCTTATCCGCACTGGCCGAATTCCGAAAGATACTGCGTTTAACATCAAGGCAGTGTTCGGTACCGACTGGATTAGCATATCCAAGGGTGTCCGACTGGCTCTTGGAAGATCGTTTTATAATTATGTGAACGCCGGGAAGGTACCAGGTGTAGTGCCCACAGAAAAAGATAGTGCAAATACGCAGTGGTACAGAAAGGTGGAATGACCTTCATGAAGAATACGGCCAAGAGGAAAACAAACTTAACTCAGAAGCTTGGCATTGGAAAAGGCGGATTCAAAAAAGCGATTCGTGATGGGTTGCTGCTATCCAGTAACGATAAAGATGCCTACGAGTGCGGCATAAAGTTTTTTAATAATCGCTGCGCTTATTGCGGAATGAGCGGTGACGTTATTCAACTTACTGCCGACCATATAGTGCCTTCAGCTAAAGGCGGACGCTTTGTTAAAGGAAATATTGTACCAGCATGCCAAAAATGCAACTCAATACGGCGTGATCAACCTATTGACGATTTTGTTAATGACCCACAGGTGCTAGAGAAGATCAAGGATTTCCAGAGTATTTACCAATTTAAAGAGTCTGAAAAAAGTCTAGATGCCGAACTGGGTGAAAACGGGAAATTCATACTCGAACAACTTGATGCTGTTCTAATTATTATACGAGACGTTGCACGGGAAGCTATTCGAGCAAATGAACGAAACGAAATACTACCGTTAGAAGAATGGGTCAAAGACATTAACGAGGTAACTAAGAAATACGGGTTGATATAGGATATAAAAGAATAGGTCAATATACAGGCATCGCTTTGGCGGTGCCTTTTTCATGCCCATTTTTCGGAGGTGATCTACATGAGTATATTTTCAGGTTTATTTCGATCACGTGATAAACCTAAAAACCGTATTGGCAGTGCATTTTCGTTTCTGTTTGGCAGCACGACCAGTGGTAAGACAGTCAACGAACGGACGGCAATGCAATCAGCTGCAGTGTATGCCTGCGTAAGAATACTATCCGAGGCTATAGCGGGACTTCCGCTGCACGTTTATCAATACCGAATGGACGGAAGCAAAGAACGTATACCGCAACACCCGCTATACTACCTGCTTCATAACGAGCCTAACCCAGAGATGACTTCATTTGTGTTCCGAGAGACACTGATGAGTCATCTTTTACTTTGGGGCAATGCTTATGCGCAGGTTTTGAGAAACGGTCGCGGACAGCCAATCGCACTATACCCACTGCTTCCCAACAAGATGGAAGTTAGTCGGGCAGCAAACGGAGATCTGGTTTACACATATCGCAGGGATACAGAAGAAAGCCGCATCAATCCCAATAGCGGAATAGTGACACTACGCAGAGATGAAATACTTCACATACCCGGACTCGGATTTGACGGCCTCATCGGATACAGTCCCATTGCTATGGCTTAAAATATACGCTTAACCCATGGGTGGTGCGATGGGAGCAGAGTCTTCAGCAATCGCTTCTATTGCCATCTGAGAAAAACTCTATCTTTATTAAGTTCAATGTTGATGGTCTGCTGCGTGGCGACTACCAGAGCCGGATGAACGGATATGCAGTCGGACGGCAGAACGGCTGGCTGTCAGCGAACGATATCCGGGAGCTTGAAGATATGAACCGTATCCCTGCTGAGGAAGGCGGAGATCTGTATCTGGTAAACGGAAACATGCTCCCACTTTCACAGGCAGGCAATTTTTATGAAAAGGAGGTTAACAGCCAATGAGGAAATTTTGGAATTGGGTGCGAGACGAAACTACCGAAGAACGCACTTTATACCTCAACGGAGAAATTTCAGACGAGACCTGGTATGGCGATGAAGTGACGCCAAAGATGTTTAGAGACGAGCTGATGACAGGCACAGGTGACGTCATAGTTTGGATTAACTCGCCCGGCGGCGATATATTTGCGGCAGCTCAGATATACAACATGCTGATGGATTATACCGGCAAAGTCACAGTTAAAATTGATGGCTTGGCTGCAAGCGCCGCTTCTGTCATTGCTATGGCGGGCGGTGATGTGTATATGTCGCCGGTATCCATGATGATGATCCATAACCCTTCGACAATTGCCATTGGTGATAGCGAGGAAATGCTTCGTGCCAAGGCCTTGCTGGATGAGGTCAAGGAAAGCATCATCAATGCATACGAACTGAAGTCAGGCCTTTCCCGGGCAAAGATCTCTCATCTCATGGACGCAGAGACCTGGATGAATGCGAATAAAGCAATTGAGCTCGGATTTGCAGATAAAATTCTGTTCATGGAGAGCGATGAGCGCATTCCTCTGGACACAGGTCAAGGCCTAATATTCTCTCGCGCAGCGGTGTATAACTCCCTGCTGGGGAAGATACCCAAGAAAACAAAACCGAAAACTGGTACCCCAATTGAGCAGCTGGAAAAGCGGCTCTTTTTAATTTCTCACTAATTTGAAGGAGGAACATCACAATGAGTAAGATTCTTGAACTGCGTGAAAAGCGTGCAAAGGCGTGGGATGCGGCAAAAGCGTTCCTTGACGCCAAGCGAGGTGGCGATGGGCTTCTGTCAGCCGAGGATACAGCTACCTATGAAAAAATGGAAAACGAAGTTGTGGCTTTGGGCAAGGAAATCGAACGTCTTGAGCGTCAAGCAGTAATTGATTTAGAACTCTCCAAAGCCACCAGTAACCCGATAACCAACGTACCGTCGAAGGAAACGGAAGAAAAGACCGGACGTGCATCTGCGGAATACAAAAAGGCATTCTGGAGTGCCATGCGTACCCGTGCAGGAGAAGGACTTGATCCAAACGTAAGAAATGCCCTGCAAATCGGTACTGATTCAGAGGGAGGTTATCTGGTTCCAGATGAATTTGAGCGTACTCTTGTAGAAGCGCTTGAGGATGAGAATATCTTCCGTACACTGGCCAACGTAATCACCACTTCTTCTGGCGATAGAAAAATACCAGTTGTAGCCACTAAAGGTACTGCCGCATGGATTGACGAGGAAGGAACCATCCCCGAGAGCGATGACAGCTTTGGTCAGGTATCCATTGGGGCATATAAGCTGGGCACCCTGATCAAGGTTTCCGAGGAACTGCTGAATGACTCTGTGTTTGACCTTGAAGCCTACATCTCCAGAGAGTTCGCCCGCCGTATTGGTAACAAGGAAGAAGAAGCATTTTTCACTGGCGATGGCTCTGGCAAGCCAACTGGTATTCTAGCCAATACTGGTGGAGCGCAAGTTGGTGTGACTACTGCAAGCGCTACGGCAATTACTATGGACGAGGTACTTGATCTGTTCTATAGCCTGAAAGCACCTTACCGCAACAGAGCAGTGTTTGTCATGAACGATGCAACTGTCAAGGCTATCCGCAAACTAAAGGATGGTCAGGGTCAGTATCTCTGGCAGCCTTCTGTTCAGGCAGGTACACCTGACACCATTTTAAATCGCCCGCTGTATACTTCGGCATATGTGCCCACTATTGCTGCGTCGGCAAAGACGATTGTCTTTGGAGACTTCAGCTATTACTGGGTAGCAGATCGTCAGGGGCGTGTATTTAAGCGACTCAACGAGCTTTATGCCGTCACTGGCCAAGTCGGATTTGTTGCTACTCAGCGCGTAGACGGCAAGCTGATTCTGCCGGAGGCTATAAAAGTTCTCCAGCAGAAAGCTTAATGGAGGTGCAGTATGAGCTATACCACTAAGAATTACATGGAACAGGGCGGCGATAAGTGGGTTGTTGGCGGCACATTGGAAATTCTGCCGGGGGCCTCGGTGACGGGGCTTCCTGTCGCGGAAAACCAGGCTGACAGCGTCGCATCTGATGTCGCAGGACTCACAGCGGATTTTAATGCCCTGCTTTCTAAACTGAAAGCGGCAGGGCTGATGGCAGCTGACGAAGAGTGAGCGGAAGGAGGCGTACAGCATGGCGGTATCAGATAATCTTTTACCCAAAGTCAAAGCAAACCTTATCCTTACTCACGATACGGACGATGAGCTTCTGCTGAGCTTCATTAGCGCCGCCCTGTCCTACGCCGAGAGCTACCAGCACGTTGCTGCCGGATGGTATGAAACACACATAATGCCGCCTACTACCGAACAGGCTGTCATTATGCTGTCGAGCCATTTCTACGAAAGCAGGGATGGCTCGACAGCCGGTTTTTTCGGGGATAGCGTGCAGGCCGGGCAGCAGGTATGGAATACGGTGAATATGCTACTGCGGCTTGACCGGGATTGGAGGGTTTGAGGGATGAGCTTCGGAAAAATGAACACATTTGTTGACATCATCTCAACCAAGCCGGTTAAGGACAGCGAGGGTTTTGCTGAAAAAGGGGACGTCATCCTTGCTTCGGTCAGGGCATACAAGGAAGAAAGGCATGGCAGCGAAAAATGGGCAAACAGGGCGGCGTTCTCACAGGCGTCAGCACTGTTCCGCTTCCGCAAGATACCTAACCTGGAAATCACCACAGATCTTGTACTCGTTTGCAGCGATGGCAGGTACAATATTGTCAGCTTAGAGGATGTAAAGGGGCGCGGAATGTATATTGAGGCGCTTGCGGAGAAGGTAAAATCAAGCGGAGTATAAAGCGGGAGGTGGCTGCGACGTGGCTAAGGTTGATGTAAAAATGCCGGAGGAGTTTTTGCTCAAGTTATCAAGACTTGGAGAAAGGACAGACGAAATCATACCTAAGGTGCTGGAAGCAGGCGGAGAAGTGGTTCTTTCCAAAGTGAAGTCCAACCTGCAGTCGGTCATCGGAAACGGCACTAAATACCCGTCCAGAGCAACCGGTGAATTAGTAAATGCTTTGGGCCTCTCTCCTGCCAAGCAGGACAGGGACGGAAACCATAACATTAAGGTCGGCTTTACGGAGCCGAGAAAAGACGGGGAGAGCAACGCCAAGATCGCCAACATTATCGAATACGGCAAGTCCGGACAGCCCGCAAAGCCGTTTTTGAAGCCTGCAAAATCGGCGTCGAGGAAGTCCTGCATCGAAGCAATGAAAGCAAAGCTTGAAGAGGAGCTGGGTCGGATATGAGCATATTGTCAGAGTTAAATTCGTTATTGGATGTTTTGGGTATTCCCATTGAAACCGGAGTATTTAGCGGTGTACCGCCAGATGAGTACCTTGTCATTACTCCGATGATAGATACATTTGAAGTTTTTGCAGACAACCGGCCTCAGGCAGAAACCCAGGAGGTACGGTTGTCTTTATTTATAAAGGGAAACTACACTGCCCGCAAAAACGAAATAGTGAACACATTGCTTCAAGCGGGCTTTACCATTACCGACAGGCGGTATATAGGCCATGAGGACGATACCGACTATCACCATTATGCCATCGATGTGGCAAAAGAATATGAAGTAAGGGAGGAATGAGAGACATGGCGACAATCGGACTGGACAGGTTATATTATTCCAAAATAACCGAGAATGAAAACGGAGAAGAGACATACGCCACGCCTGTTCCGTTGGCTAAAGCGATTACTGCGGAGCTTTCGGTGGAACTGGCCGAAGCGACGCTTTATGCCGACGACGGGGCGGCAGAAGTGGTCAAGGAATTTCAAAGCGGCACCCTGACTCTTGGCGTTGCGGATATCGGCGCTGCAGCAGCCGAGGTTTTGACTGGAGCCACCCTTGATGACAACAAGGTGCTGATTTCCGCCAGCGAGGATGGGGGCGCTCCTGTGGCAATCGGGTTCAGGGCAAAGAAAGCCAACGGCAAGTACAGGTATTTTTGGCTTTACAGAGTAAAATTCGGCATCCCGGCGGCAAATCTGCAAACAAAAGGCGACAGCATCACCTTTTCGACACCCACCATTGAAGGGACAGTCATGAGACGTAACAAACCAGATGGCCAAGGAAAGCATCCGTGGAAGGCAGAGGTCAGCGAGGACGATCCCGGCGTATTGCCCGCCACGATTACCGGCTGGTATACGCAGGTGTATGAGCC